GAAGCAGAATAGCCTCTGTCACCAAATTGGCCCGTTCCCATGAAATCAGCGCCGATATTGCCAACGCCATTAACAGGGTTAATAAAATCTCCAATAAACCCACCATTAAAACCGCCAAGACCACCGATATTAGGAATGCGGCCAAAATCTAGATATTGACCTCCACCTAAATTCATAGGAGGAGGTGGATTGCGCTGCGCTTCAAACGCTTTCATAATGGCTGGGTTTGAACGAGCGTATGCAGCCCAATCAGTTGTCTTCTGACCAAGGCCAAGCAGATTCATTTGTGATTGAAGTGCTGGAATGCCAGCAGCTGTATATGGAGCAAGAAGCCTGTTTAATTCGTCACGAGCTATACGCTGCTCTTCAACAGTCTTATCCGCTGCTGCGACCTGAGCAGTGGAGGCTTTCTTAGCTGAGCTAGACGCAACCACTCCACCAATAATGGCGCTTCCAATTACTGCTGCTGCTACTGCACTCATTTCAATATCCCCCTATCGTCACGATTAAAGCCTGACGATAATCAACTGTAATTTCTTCGCCGTTCCTGCCGCCTTTGCATCCTGCAATGTCACGCATAGCAACGAGGTATATATCACCATTCTCCATACGGAACATCATCGCATTTGGATTCTTGGAATGGTTAGTAAAGCGTCCTGCTGGCGTGCGAAAGCCACCGATCAATGCTGGAGCAATCACTTCAAACTGTGGAATGTTGCCAGACGCAAACAATCCCTTGCCTTCGATCTGGCTATCAGCAACTGCAACCTTATATTCGCCATGCGGGAATGGAACCTGATCATATTCTAATTCAGATATTTCCCGCACTGTCTCAGGCTCAAAACCAAACTCCTCAATCGCTGCGTAGAAGTCCGCGATGTCCTCAGAGTGATCAAAGCTTAAAAGCATCTGATTGAACTTTTTAGATTCCTGCCATGTTTCGCTTTTATCCAGATACATTTCGTCAAGCGTATCAATGTCACGCTCGTCGGTAGCAAATACGTTCTGCCAGATTACATCTTCATGTATGTGCGCTATCTTGCGACCAGGTTCTGCAATGAACGACTGAGGAGCCACTAATTCTGTCTTTGTGCCATCTTCGTTTAAGATAGTCAGGCGACCAGATAGCATATTGTTAAAATGAACAGTCTTGTGATGATGCCCAATAACATATGAATCTGCTGGCATCACGACTTCACGGATATAAATACCTGGCGCAAAGCGGTGCGTAATAGGGCAGTCTGCTTGTGGTAGATCAAGAAAAGCTGACTCTAAACGCTGAACATCAGACTCATTAAACACACTTGTGAAGGGCGCAATAAGAGTGCCTTCCACTGTTTCAATGTCTTTTGTGCGGCATATTGCAGTCACAGCATCACCTTTACGAAATGAGCCACAGGCTGCTCTTTAAGGCTCTGTGGCAAAACCATATCACAATCAATCTTCAAATTCAAACTCTCGTTCTTCCCATGCTTGACAAGCACGAAGATCGTGACAGATGAACTCAAACTTATGGCAATAGCCACGGAATCCAGCCTCTACATCCCACTGGTTCCACGGAATCTTTTCCATCTTAGCCTGAGTCAATGTGCTGTTGTCATAGTATTCGCAGTTTGAACAGCGCCGCCGACGAGCTTCTGTCTCATCGACTTGCATAGCTTTGCCAAGCGCAATCCAATACTCTGGGTTTGCATCACGCTCATTTGAAGGGTTCTCTGGGCCAAGCATCCAATCGTCAATGACGATCTTCGTGTTCTTCTTGTTCTCAGCAGCAGTAATAAAAGGTTCGCTCTCAAGGATGCCGCCGAAACCACCAATCATAATCATAGGCTTTTTCATCATGTAATCTCTCTGCCAGAAGCGCGGATTGTAAGCGCGGAAGCCGCACTTGCAAGAGTGGATATAAACGATTCGTTATCAAGAACCTGACCAACAAGTTCTGGAAATGTGTAAGTCTGCCCAGGCGCAATAGAATTAGCATCAACGATTAAATTGTCATCGCCAGCCGATCCAGCATTGGGAATTAAGTTAACGCTAAGTGTTGCATTTGATGCGCTTGTATTTGTAGCTGTGAACTTATCAATGACAGCGCGGCAGTTAACAGCGGTATACTGGGCAGTCTGAGTGCCTTCAGCTTCCTTTGCTGGAATTAAAACCTTAATTGTAACTGCCATGACTATCTTCCTTTAATCTCGTCTAATTCCGCCTTTAATTCCTGCACAGCTTTAACAAGCGCCGCAATTATTGGGCGATCACTTAAACCGATATATACACTTTCACTGCCTGACGCATCTGTATTTTTTTCTTCTAGGTATGCTTGTGGTATGTGATCTTTTACCTCTTGAGCAATAAAACCAAGTTGCTTTGCAGCATCATCGCTGTCGGTTTTCATGCGGAATAGCTTAGGCTCTAACCCCATGATGGCATCTAGTCCTACGGTAGATGGCTCAAAGTCTTTCTTTTTGGCCTCATCTGACAGTGGGACATAAGCGCCTGTTGCAACGTTTATTGAGGCTATGTTGCCAACTGCTGGGTTGTAAAGGAAGATTGTACTCGCCGTTGTGTACCAGCCATACCAATCTGCATTTAATGAAGGTGTGACAGATCGATTGCCCCAGAACAATCCAGCCGCCGTGCCAGTGGACATAATATCGCCATTAACCTCAAAGTTATGGTTAAGTGATACTGCAGATGCTGTTGTTTCATTAACAAGAAAATATCCATTGTTAGTGATACGGGCGCGCTCTGTTGCACCGTTTACGCGAAAAATAATATTAGACGCACTGTCTTTTGCGTCGATATAAAGATTGTTGTCGCTGTAATACGTTACCGCTGCGCCGTTAGTAGTTGTATTCCATGATCCCGCTGCGTTTTGCCAAAGAACAGAAGATGAGTTCTTCATATTTAGTGAGCTATTACCAGGAGCGTATCCACTTGCTAACGTAGATAAACCAATACCAATATTAGTTCCGTCATCGTAAACTACGGATGCGGAAGCTGCTGACGTTCCGTTTCCTTTGACTAGGTATCCGCTCGTAAGGCTTGTTGCGCCAGTTCCTCCGTTGGCAACTGGAAGCGTCCCAGACACTTGTGTTGTAAGGCTGACACCTGAAAGAGTGCCACCAAGTGTCAGGCTTCCACTAGTGGTGACTGTTCCTGTTAGCGTGATGCCATTAACCGTGCCTGTGCCGCTAACACTTGTTACTGATCCACTACCTTTGTTGTTGAACGTAGTCCAATCGGTGCTGGTAAGATAGCCGCTGACAGATGTAGTCGCTGCTGGCATACTAATGGCTGGTGTTGCACCACCACTGGAAACAACTGGGGAAGTACCAGTAACGCTAGTAACAGTTCCTGATGTGCCAGTTAGAACCCCGCCTGATAGTGTTAATCCGCCAGCTACGCTAATCTCTTCGGCTGCACCTGTGGTAGCTGTTGTGCGACCTAGCAAACGGCTAGTGGCCATTGTAAGTCCACTAGTCGTATAAGCTCCAGGAGCAACATAATCAGTTCCAGCAGATGCTGCTGAAATAGCCGTGCCATTGCCCTTGATGATGCCACTTACAGAAGTAGAAATTGTTATAGCTGGTGTAGTTGTAGACGATGCTACAGTGCCAGCAAACCCATTCGCAGATACCACAGAAACGCTGGTAACAGTGCCGACAAACGCATCATTAGATGTGATGGTAAAGCTGGGATATGTTCCCGTGATTACTGTTGTGCCAGCACCAGTTAGCGAAACTATCTGATCGGGAGCCGTGTTAGTTATTGTAATCGCACCAGCAGCATTGCCGACACTAATAGCGGTTCCAGCAGTCAATGTCGCAAGAGTATAACCAGCAGAGTTACCAATAAGCAACTGCCCATTTGCTGGCGTTGCGGTTAATCCAGTGCCGCCATTGGCGAAGCCAAGTGTGCCGCCAAGCACAAGCGTTCCTGATGTTGTAATAGGTGAGCCACTAAAGGTCATCCCTGTAGTGCCACCAGATGCAGCTACAGACGTTACAGTGCCACCTGTGGGCGGAGGAGCGGCTGCTAGAGGCGCAACCAAATCATTCAGTGCTGCGATGCCAGCTAAGGCTTCATTGCCGATGGCATAGGCATTGCCAGCCAAAGTGGTGGCATCAGTTACCGCGCTTGTAGCCACCTCGCTATCGACTGTAGCAAAAAGGTTCTCAAATTGCTTAATCTGCTCGTGGTTCTGAAGAAATGCTGAAAGCTGATCACGAGTGAGTCCAAGCCTCCTACTTGTTGGAGCTTGTGCCATCAGTAAGCCAGCGGCTCTATACGAGCTTCCAGACGAGCAAAGGAAATATGAGCGTCAGATGTTCCTTCAAACCTTTGAACCCTCCAGTTACGCATCCATCCCTGCTGAAACCAAACAAGGCGTTTATTATTCTGCCCCTGCGTTCCTGCGCTTATGAACTTGCTTTGGCTCCAATTTTCACCATCAATAGAATAGCTAGTGCTAATGGTTGGATTAGCGCCAAGCGGAACGCGACCAGTTAGACCAACAAGTTCCAATTCATTAATGATTGCGCCTTTTCCTGCGTTGTAAAGGATCGTTGTGCCAAAGGCCCAGCGCACAGTCTCGCCCCAATGAGTTGATATGTTCTGAACAAGATAGCCAATGTTTGCATTTTGCGGGTCAGAGCAAAGCCATTTGTCATAGCAATAGACAAAATTGCGTGCGCGATACTGAGAAAATCCGCTCAAAGAGCTGGTCAAGATAAACCATACTGGATGATTGAGTTCGCTCGATGCCGCTGCGTCAAACACAATCGTCATATCTGGAAGATGTATATACAGATGTTGATGTGCGCGATCATTCCGCGATTCCATCGTTACTATTGCTAACTGAGCCTCAGTGTATTGCGCCAGAAGTTCATCAACCTCTTTCGTGCTTATCTTGGTAGCTGTAGCATTTGCGCCTAGATAAACACTTGGCTCTTCATTCCGCCCACTACCAACATAGGCAATAGTTTCTGCAAATACACAGCAAGCGTGCGTTCCTACGCCACCTTTTTGAATCTGAGCCCCATTAATACGCTGGAAGGGAAACAGGTCTCCACCAACGTTGTCAAACACTTCTATCGTGTTGCGGTTGATTGCATAGATTTCATTGCGAAGTTTAATTAAGCCCACAATAGGATCGGGATCAATTTCTGACGAACCATATCTTAATGGGTTAACTGCGAATGGGTTATTAAGTTCCGTGACAATCAGAAACTCACCATCTGTTGTCATAAAATAACCATCAACCCAAACCACATCTAACACTAGGCCAAGATCAGGATCGGTGTTTTGCGCCAGTACCTGTGTGTAAGGGTTCCAAAAGAACAACTTACCAGCGGACGCAATAGCTAGCAAATCAAAGCTATAATCAAGGGTGACTTGACCATCGTCATTATCAACATCACCTAGTACGGTAACTGTACCGCTACTGTTAATTGAAACTAGCTTTGAACCCATCACTCGATAGCAGATTCCGTTCCAGTTGATGCCGCCGCGATCAATGCCTGGGCCAGAACCGTTAGCTATAATCCCATCGCCTGGACGTATATATCCTTCGCTGATGCCATTTGTCTTTGGAACAGGAACCAGATTTACAGGATAGGATGTGCGAAAGTCTGGCCCATTGTCCGTGTAGATACCGTTAATGATAGGAATCTGAACCATACTACCACTTTACCTTGTCTGCCCAGAATGCTGCGCTCATCTTACCCTTAGATATATTCTTTGCGTGTCGAGCCTTGAACGATGCGCGGCGCTTCTTATTGGATTCGCTTTCGCCTTTGCTGGCGGGTGAACCCATAACGCCCTGCTGCCCGAAACGGATTGTCTTAACCTTATCGCCTTCTTTAGCGACAACGACGTGCGACTTTTTCGGATGCGATGGTGTGCGCTTAGGCTTGTTATAGCCAGCGACACCTGCACGAGTAAGGCGCGAATCCTTTTTCATGTAGGATGCTTACTTCTTTTTCTTCTTGGCTTTGGTCATCATCATTGGCTTGGCAGCTTTGCCAGCGGCCTTCTTTGCCATCGCCATACCCTTTGAACCGTAGCTCATTTTTCCGCCACCCATTTTCATATTAATTCTCCTATTAGAAAATTACATGAAGCTTGAATGCCTCAAGCCGCATCAGGTTATTCGCAGTCGCTGGCTTTACCGTGATTGCAAATGTCTGATCCTGTGCAGTATCAACGTTCAGGAACACGTTCGCACCGGTCGATAGGCCATGACCTACCGCAGTCGCTGAGTTGCTGACAACTTGCGAGTTACCACGATTGCACATTAGCTTCTGAACACACGCGCTTGCATTGTTAGTTGCAGCAGCAGCCAAGAGAACGCCACCACCATATGTCATGCCCAAGGTCTTAACTGTAGAGTTGTTAGTCAAAGAGAACAGAGCATCAATCTCCATGCCACCGCCAACGCCCATCGACCAGCCTGGGACTGTGACAGATGCCAAAGTTACTTCTGTGTCAGCTACAGCAACAGTTGGTGTGCCAAGGCCAGTGACGTAATCAAGGTCGATTGTAATAGCAACGCCAGTCGTATCAGCATCAAGCGCGGTAACTTCATACAAGCCATTAACGCCTGTTCCTGTTGCCCACGTTACATAGACGCTTGCGCCTACTGCGATTGCTGCCGTTAAGCCATGAACGCCAGCACTAACTAACTGAACGCTTCCGCCATCATCAGCATAAGTAAGAGTTACAAAAGTCGCAGCTGGCTCAACCAAAGCAACAGGCTCAAGGCTTCCGATTGTCAAAGGCGGGAAGTCACGCAGCGTCGGTTGAGCGCCTACGTCGTATTGCGCCGTTGACTCAAGTCCGCTGGTGATACGCACGGTGCGATCAACTGGATAAGGGCCAAACATCTGTGCGCTATTAGAAAGCGATGCGATTTGGTCATAGTATTCATAGCTCAATGGGCCAATCGGCTCCAGCGATACGGTTGTTGCATCGTTGCCGACATTCCCGATGCTGATATATTGGCCAGCAGGAACAAGAACGTCTGTAATAGTCTGAGTGAGGCCTGGTTGAATAATCATTTCAAAATTCCTTAAATGAAATTAGAATTAACCAACTTTCCAGTCAGTTCCGTTACTGTAGACAGGCACGTTGTTTGCGCCGCCGCCTGAAACTGTTGCAGCGAATGTAGCGGTAGAGCTATCAGTAATAAATGCACGCGCACCAGCACCAGCATTCACAGCAGTCGGAAGGTTGGCATAAGTTACAGGCGTGGTCTTTACAGTTTGGCAAACTACGTTTGTGAAGTTTGCTTCAATGAATTGCGTGAAAGTCGTTATCGACGCACGGCGGCTGTCGCCCTGATTAGGAACAAAGAATACAAGGTTATCGCCGCCCGAAAGCTGCGTTATTAGCGGTAGTTGATTAATGGTTGGCATTTACTTAACTCCATTCAAATGGGCCATCAGGCCCAGCAGCTAAAGGATCATACGGTCGATAGGCATATGGGTTCATCCAACGCCAAGGCTTGTTGCCCTGTCCAATTGGCATTGTCTGTGGCAACTGCTTTTCAAGCGGGAATGTAGCACGCATCAAGAGCGTGTTAAACGCATTCTTGGCTATCATTTTGGTATCTGCCGCAACTGGCTTGCCGTAACCTGGAGCAATGCGAATAGCCAGATTAGTAATGACTGCTTCCCATGCGCTATCTGGTGTTTCAGAAGGCGTATCTAGATTGCTATCTTGTGGGCTGCTGGCAATTGGGAATCCAAGGCGAATGCCCTGTGCGTTCCATTCCATCATCATGGCATCGAATCGTCTTAAAGCAGATTGCAATTGCTCAGGCTGTAGGTCGAACACATAGTTCGCCATTCCAATTTCCTCGAATGCCCCTTCAATGAACTGGCGCTTTGTGTATCCCACGTTTAATCCTCCAAAGCCTCTGCGATGCGTTCAGCTAACTTCTTATCAGAAGTGCGGCCATCATACGATACACCAAGATCATCTGCCTTGGCTTCAAGTTCTTCGCGTGTAGGGCCAGACACTTCGTCAATTGGTTCTTCTACCACTTTAGTGGACAACTTACCACCCACAGCTTCTTCATAAGACGCAGACCAGCCCTTGGCGATCAATGCGTCAAACTCTACCTGATCTGCAGCACCCTTATATCCATAAGTTTTGCCACGGGGCTTCTTATGCGGCCCAGGTGTGCGATAAAGAATGGTTGGGAAGTCTGTCACTTCTTTTTGCCTTTCACTGGCTTTGCAGTCTTTGCAGCGGCGACAAATGCAGCAGCAGTCGGTGCGCCTTTGCTACCAACCTTACGCATACGTTCTGGAGTCTTGCCAGCAGCTTTCTGGGCTTCGATGCGTTTGCGCTTCTTGGCGATGTTGGCGTAAAGACCAGCCTTCATTTCTTTTTCTTCTTCTTGCTGATGCCAGCTTCAGACAGAGCGATGGCAATAGCTTGCTTGGCGTTCTTAACCATAGGGGCTTTCTTTGGCCCTTTGGGATTCATACCAGCGTGTAACTTACCAGCCTTGTATTCACCCATAACTTTGGCGATTTTCTTGGCGGTTTTGGTAGGTTTCTTTGCCATCTGTATTTCCTCTAAAGAAAGAGGGGGAAGCCGAAGCTCCCCCCATCCCTATTACGTTTGGTTGAAAAGCAGGATGCCTGCCATTTCAGGGTTCGTCATGACCACACCATACAGTGTGTCCAGCGTGTAAAGCGTCTGGAAGGTCAGTGGGTCGAACTTCTTGGTCATAACCAGTTCAATGCCCTGATCCGTCGAAGCACGCAGAACGTCCACGCCAGCGCCATCTGGCACAGCATAACGACCTGGGAGCAGTTCAATCGAATCCTTGCGCCAGAATGGGTTGATGCTCGAAGCAGCAACGTTCAAGAAGTTAATCGCAGCAGTTGCCGAAGTCGATGCTACCTCAACGTTCTGATACTGAATTTCAGCGTCAGTTGGCGACGAGTTTGCACCGATGATTGGCGGACTGATAACCATCGACGTACCATCGACAACTTCAATGACGCGAAACGTCTTGAGTTCGCCAGTAGTACGCTTTGTGATGTGATGAACAGCTTCAATGCCATCAATCGTGAACGCATCACCCGCAACAGTGCCAGTAGTCGTTGAGACAGTGACGGTCTGATAACGGTTATCCACGTTCAAGACACCACCAACGTTGGTTACAGTGGCTTTAGGAACATAACGAACCTGTGCGCCATTGGTAGCAATCGTAGGGGTTGCAGCGTTAGCAGCACAACGGTTAGCATAGTCCAGCTTGTAGGTTGAGAAGCTTGCGACTTCACCAACGAACGAACGCTCATATGCGTTTTCAGACTTAGCATTGCCAAACGAGCGAGTTGCAATGGCAAGGTTATTAGCCATACCATTATAATCGCGGCTTGACAGAGCAAGATAACGATCACCAGCCATAACACCCTGTTCGTTCATGATGCTGTCGCACTGTGCAACGTCATCATAAGTACCAGCAGCGGTAGTGATTGGAACAACCAGCGTGCCTTGAGCAGCAGCCAAATCCATAACGGAAAGGTTGATGTCAGATGCAAGCTTCTGCTTTGCAGCATCGCCAAGGCGACCTTCCTGCAACGCATCACGCAGTTCCAGAGCATTCATTTCCCATGCCGAACAAGGGCTAAAGCCCAAGGTCGAAGGAACAGAAAGCTGAGTCATCGTCGAAACACTAGAAGCAATCGAGCTTCCAACAGTACGAGTGAACGACTGAGCGATGTATGGTTGCGGACGCCACATGGTGTCACGAGCGCGTTCCATAGTTACGCCATTGGTGTTGTAGATATTGATGTTCTTTGAAAGGATCAAAGCATCATTGAAGCCTTCGAGGATGTCCTCAAATGCAACAATTTCTTCTTTTGAAAAAGCGTTAGCCATTATATTAACTCCGAAAAATTAGGTTTATTTTTTACCGCGCTTATAGGCCATAACCTTTGACAAATCTCCAGTTTTTAGGGCCTCATCACGCAAGCGTTCTAAGGTTGAATCTACACTGCCAGAGATGCGGCCACCGCCACTAGCGATGGTGCGTTCAGGCGATGCTGCTGCCTTGCGATTAGTAACTTTCAACTGAGTCTCCAGTTTTGCTACCGCGAAGGCAAATTTCACGGGGTCGGTTATTGAGGATAATTCCTTTGCACGCTTAGTGCTTTTGCCAATTGCGTAAATGATCAAGGCAGGATTGTCAGAGCCTTGTAGAACTATTCCCTGTTGCGTGACGCTGAACGTATCTAAAGCCGCCGCTTCAGCTTCGTCATAATCCCGCACCTTTAGCGAGGCTCTCGCCTTCGCATAGGAATCAAGCTTGTCCTGCCATGCCTTAGAGTCAGCATCTCGCTGCGCTACTACATTGGCTTGGGCTGCATCGTATTCGCGTTTATGCTCATACCAATCAGCTAGCTTTTGTTCATACTCGTCGGAATCATAGTCGCAACTTTCAAGCGTTGGCTTTGTTACTGCTGCAACTGGTTTGGTCTCAGTCGCTGTTGTATTTAGCCTTGCTTCCAGTTCGCGTATCTTCCGCTCTTTTTCCCGATTTGATTTACGCAATTCACGCACCCAAGCTGGCGCACGAACTTCTTCATCTTGAGGTGGCGATTCCTCTCCAATAGATATTACGACTTCATCTTCATCATCTTCTTCGACTTCATCAGCCATGTCGATGGAATTTGTCTCATCGCCAATTTGCTCATTAATTTCTGTGTCGATCTCATTGATGTTAATATCGTCGTTGTTCTCCAGTTCTGCCGTTTTCATAATAACCCCATCAAACTCACCCAAATTGCGTGGTGGGTGGAACCACATTTCTTTGCGGCTGTAATGCAGCCCCAATCTTTTCAGCAGTCTCTATCGCTGACTTGCGCTGGTCAATGTCAATGGTCGAGAGCGTTTCCATAGTCTTAGCCTTGCTTTCTTCAGCACGAGCCAGACTATATTCTGCATTAGCTTGAGCTTGAATAGACTTAGCCTGGGCTTCCTCTGCCGCTGCCATGAGATACATGGATTGCGGATCAGGTTGCTGACCTTGAGCGGCCATAGCTTCCATCATTGCTTGCTGCTCTTCTTCGGTGGGCTTGATAACGCCCATCTGGACTAGCTTCGTGCGGAAGAAGTCCTTGATGTCCCCAATGCCTTCGCCATCCATGTTCATGATAGCCATCGACTGTAGAATCATCTGTGTCTCAGGATCGGTTGTTACTTGCATCATGCCTGTAAGCGCACGCACAGTTGCGTCACGGCGACTGGTGAAGGATGGGCCAACATCAACTGATACGTCAAAGGTCGCTTTGCTTAGATCATTTTCATAAGCAAGTTCGCCAGTTTCTGTGTCGATGATTGGCTTCATTAATTCGATTGAGGAAACCTGATCCATCTGATCAACGGCTTTCATTTTACGTTTTTCTTCAACGTAAACGTCTTTCGCCATCGACAACCATATCTCACCACAACGCCTCATAGCCTTAGCCATGTTGGTCATGTAGATAAAGCTCTGCATATCTAAGCGCGTCTGGATTAGCTCAACAGCCTTACCGCTGATGTTGCTTACCATCTTCTCAGCTTGCTGGTTGTTGCCAAGGATTTCAGCCATATCCATTTCTGTCAACTGCAAAAGCGCAGCCATAGCAGGAGGAATGTCGGAAGATTTAGTATAAGCAACAGGGCCAGCAGCCTGTGTTTCGCCATTAGGCCCAGTGATTGGGTTGATTAGCAGATACGGATAATTGCGTATGTTATCCTCTGCCCACATGATCTGATGGCCTGAAACTTGCTCAGGAAGTAAGATTGGCTTCTCAACTGATGAAAGCGCACTGATCTCACCCAGCTTAGATAGCTGCATATTCTTCAGACGCTGTGGGTCTTTCGCTAAACGAACGTGGCCCATGCAACGCTCTACGTTATCAACGAACCAGCGTTTGCCATAATATGGAACGATTGGAATGTTCTTGCCAGCAATATATCCAGAATCCTCCAGGATGCCTCCGCCGCTCATAATGTATTTGTGAACACGGCGGCGCTTTATACGCTTCTGGCGTACTTCTACAGTGCCAACAGCAGCCAATGTTTCTTCAAGCGTTTCGTCTGCGTCAAAGTCAGCAATGGTGTAGCGTTCTTCGTCACCGTCTATTGTCTGGAATATGCGGACTGTCTCACGCACTTCTTCGACGCGATAGTACTCTGCGACGAACACAACATCTGGCGTGTTCCAATCGAATTGCGTCTGATGGATAATATTATTCCAAGTGGTTGGATCATCATTCCATTCAGCAATGTATGCCTCTCTCGTTATTGAGTAGAGAACAAAGCAATATTTAGCGTCTGACTTATCTTGCTTCTTTGCATCCAGATCAAAGAACACCGAACTATCAGCGTCATAGATTGGCTCTATGCGAATGCGCTGCTTTTCGTTGTCATCATCTTCGTCATCTTCATAGGTGGTGCGTAAACGCCATGCGCCAAAGCCTCCGCCCACGCCTTCTTCAAAGGCATTATCAAACGCCTCATCCGCAACACTGTCCTGTTCATCAGCGCGGTATAGACCATTGCATGATTCAGCCAGCTTATCGTTTTCAGTTCCATCCTTGGAAACAAAGTCAACGGCAATGCGGTTGTTGCGGTATTCATTGATGATACGAATGACGCTCATGTGAATCTTATTCACTTCAAAGCGTGGCTTGTTCTCAAACTGGTCGCCTATTGGCCCTTCCCATTGAGCGCCAGCGATTGAATAGAATCTGCGATCTTGTAAACATTGCAGCCGTTCATCGCGCATAACAGATTGACAGCGATCAAACTCATTTAACGCAGCCTCATGCACGTTCCCAAGTCGTTGATCTCTTGTCGGTCTAGCCATTTACCACCTATTCATAGTTGCCATTGGCGTAAACTCAATAGCGTTCTTTTGTGTCGCACGCCGACTAGCCTCACACGCATAACGTAGAGCGTCTATAAGGTGATTATCACGATCTGCAAGAACTGGCAAGACTGAACCTGTAAGTGTGTCGGTCTTGTAGCTATAACACGTTAGTTCATCAATGGTATGTGTGCAGCGTGGGTGAACAACAATGTCGTGAGACTTGAGCCATTCAACGCCTTCTTCTACAGACTTAGGCCCTTTTACTGCTGGCATGATCTTGGGGAATCCATGTTTACGCATATGGCTAATCGTTTCAGGTCTGGCGCTATCAGCAACGATAGGCCACTTTTCAGACTCTGGCACAGTGAAGAATAGGTCTGGCGTATCCATAATCTCGCAGCCTACTCGATACGCTTCATGATCGACATAGATTGTGCGACCAATAACATGGCAGCGGATTAGAACTGTTGGGTCAGACGCAAAGCCCCAGTCAGCGCCGAAGCGATGTATTGCGTCATCCGGTGTTTCGAAGTCCTCTATCTTCCAGTTGCGGAATACACGAGCCTCGCTGTT